TTGCATTTACGACTGGTAATGTCATGCGATAAATCCAGCTGGTATCGTACTATAGCCAGATCTGTTTGCTATCTGAATACTCTCAGCAATAGCTTGGCTTAACCTATCGCTATTAGCATCTACTGTGACTCGGATTTCTGTAGGTACTTGGCTAGAAGTTTGTTGAGCTACAAACTCCCCAATGCGAGCGTTTAATTCTCTTGTAGTTTCCATACCCAGGTTATATTCGAAGGCTTTAATCTGCTCATTTTTTGCCCTAACCTCTGCTAATGCATAATCGTATGTAGCGCCACCGCCAGCGCCACCTGTGTTCATTGTGCCACCAAGTTTCATAATCATTGCGGCAATTCTGGCGTTAAGAGATCTAATAGATTCTAAAGCCTGGTCAAAGGTAGTTACTTGGCCTTCAATAAACTTATTGATTTTATCCGTCATTGACCTAATAGCTTCTAATGCTATATTAAACTTTTTAGCAAACTCTTGGGCAGCCTCGGCAGCATCAAGTTCAGCTATTGCTTTTTTAGCCAATGCTTCATCATTTTTGTTTATAGCAATTAAAGCGTTTAATCTAGCTTTAGTTTCGGCATCTGCGGCTTCACCTAATGCTTTTTGTAAACCGATTAACTCTAAATCAAACTTTTCTTTCAACTTGTCTAACTCTGTTTTTTTCTTTAAGACTTCGTATTCTTCTTTACGCTTACCTGTAGATAAAGAAATGATCCTAGCCTCTAAACGTCTATTTAGAATACGTGCCTTTGCCAGGGTAGAGCTTTCTTCTGGGCTTAATTTTCTAGCACTTGTAGCAGCGCCAAGCACGGCACTTCCACCAACAATAGTAAATGCAGCCGCTACAGCCTTAGGGCTTTTGCTGGCAATGGCTATGGCTATCAAACCAGCCTTAAATGTTGGGTTACTTACTAAGTCAGTAAAGCCTTTAGTTAATTTTGCTATTTCTCTAATTGCATAAGCTATATTGTCGCCTAGATTTTCAAAGTCTGTAGCAAGGTTAGATACTGATTGATCTTTACTTAATATAGTTAAAGCATCAACTAATCCTCTACCGATAGATTTAGTAGCTTCGTCTGCGCCTTTTTTAAGCACATCCATTTTGCCTGTATAAGTATCTAATCTAGCGGCGGCTTGCCCCTTAAATCTTTCTTCAAGTGCAAGCATAATTTTATTCATGTCGCCAGTTTTAATTATGTTTGCATCTATACCTGTGTTTAATCCATCTATTGCTTTAGTTTTTCCTCTAATACCTGCCGCTAAAGCATTAACTACTGTGTCTAAACTTTCACCAGTGCCGGCACTTATGTTTAATGCAGCTTCTAAAGTTCTTTGTGATAAGCCTACAGATTTTGTTAGGTTAAGAAATGTTTGAAATGGCTTGCGTAAATCAGTTAATATGGCATAAGTTTTTTCTAAAGACTGTATATAGTTTTCTACTTCTCTAACTCTAAATGCATTGCCAGTATTCTCTAACTGCAACTGCAATGACTTAGCTGCGGCCTCATCCTCGGCAAATACTCTAACTGCTTTTTTACCAAATGCTACTAATGCTGCGCCACTAAATGCAACGCCAAAAGTACGTGCAAAACTTTTAACACGTTTTTCAAATACGTTTACATCTTGCTGGGCTTTTTTAAGCGCCTTACCATTCCAGGTTGCGAGGGCGGATACGACTACATTGGCCACTATGCCACCTTCTTCAATTCTGTTTTGTCATTAAAGTAATCAGCGCCTGCTTTTACTGCATCTACAATAGCTTCATAGATTCTAGGACTATCTTTTGCCCAAGCCCTGTAAATTAAGCGGCCTTGTCCTTTTTTGCCAGCGCTTCTAACATCTTTAATCTTTGGCTGTTTAGTAAGTTCTGGTAGATCGGTTACGAATTGATAACCTGCAAATGGGTTATTAGAATTATAGGCACTTCTCGCTCTACTCTTACGTCTAGCTGTGCCAGCTTGCTTATATGCCATTGTGCCGCCACCTTCATTTACAGATGTGAATGGCGCTCTACCTTGTGGGTTTAATCGACCTGCGGTTTCATAAATACGGCCAGCTGCGCTAACGTTGTAAACGTAATTCTCTACTTGAAAACCATTTTTGAATCTTCTGTTTTGACCTTCTTTGTAACCTATGCCGCCCTTAACTGTATTAGCATCATATTTTGGAAATGGTCGATAATCTATATTTGAGGATATTGGTTTAGACCAGCCAGACAACACTTCTGCATTACTTGGTACATAGCCTTTAGCGGTAGCTTCTACCTGGCGCATTAATGGAGTAATAGCAGTTTTAATGCGAGCATAAAGATCTTCGTCGATAAAGCTAAGGCCTTTCATAACCTCTTTAACGCCTACGACCTCGGCTGGCATTTTTACTCTCCTTAGCTCTATCAGTCAATACTTGAATAATTGCCCGATACATTTCCGAATCCATGTTAATAAACTCGCTAGGCGGTATTCCAGTTTCTACGGAAATCTGAGCAATGCCGTAAAGGATAGAATCCCGCTGTGTTATTTTTTTTCTTCGTCTAATACCTCGACAGTTTCTAGGCTGTCAATAAACTCTGCATTAAATAAAGGTACTTGTGCGCCAGACCTGCGCAAGCACTCCCAAGCTAACCAATAAATATGAGTTTGCTGTTCATGCTCACGCAGCATCTTGCTAATACCTGCGCCATACTTCAATTCGAAAGCGTACTCGACACCTGGTGTTATCTTGTGTTCTGTGACTTCACCAGTAGCCCTTGTAATCTTTAGCTTTGCCATTGTTACTCCTTAATTAGAACGCCACTGATGGCGATACTGTGATTGCAGAGTTTACAGTAAATGTAATGCTAGATGTAGCAATTTCGGCTACTCCAGCTGATCCGATTGGTGTTAGGTTATTTACCAGGATTGAGAATTGGTAAGTAGGGTTAGCAGCTGATACGGCTGTGCCCTTAACTGTAATAACTGATACAGATAAAGTCTTACCAAATGCATCATTTAGTGTCTGGCTGACCTCTGATGAAGCCCAGTCATTCATAAAGTCGATAGTAAATGTGCCTGATTGTAGACCTGCTACGTAGCGGTGAGCGGTGTCACCCATAGCGGTAATTTCTAGCTCATCTACGATTTGATTGATAACAGCGCTTGATACGACGTCGCTGATATCGATTGAAGGTGTAGTAGGCGCTGCGTTGGTAGCCAACTTAACGCCGACGTTGTTATTTAAGTATATTGCCATTGTTACTCCTCGTCATTCTTGTTGGTTGCTGCTTTGCCTTTTGGTTCTTCCTTTATTTGGCCTGTCTTGATTAAGAAGGCTAAATCATCTTCTCTGCTCATTTTAACTCCAGCTCGTTAGGATTGATACTGTTATTTCTGATGTTAATAAATCTCCACTTGCCGCACTTGTTATAGCTGGAGCGGAGACACTTGATATATTCATAACTAAAGATGATGCTGCTAATTTAGTTACTACTGCCACTATAAAATCTTCCATACCTTTTAGGTTGCCTTGATTGTCAAATGCTGGCACTGCCATTAATATTCTAAAATTAGCCAAAGGTAATACTGTAATGTGATCGTTATTGCTCGGCACAATGTAAGGATCGCTAGGGGTTACCACTACACTGTTTGCAAGCAAAGTCGCTGGTGGAAAACTAAATACTGACCATACACCTGCGTTAGTTAAATCTGTTGCAAGTGTGCCTCTAAGTGTTGTTATTGCAGCCATTAGCCTACCAATGATGCTGGCGCTGAATAAGGTTGGATGAGACCACGCACTCGGTTAATCAGCTGATAACCCATCCGATAAGGGCTGGCACTGATCCCATCCATACCTACCCCACCAGTCTGGCTCACTTGACGTGCTTGCCAGATATCAACGGCAAGAATCATTGCCGCTTCCCGAATGGCAGGGATCGCACTGTAATCATCTTCTTTAGTGTCTTGTCCTGATGCTTTACCACTTGGAATAATGCGATGGAATGGATCGTTTGCGTGTACCTTTGCAAACTGAATAAATGAATATCCGTTAGGCCATGAATAGTTAGTAAAAAATGACCAAAATGCTGTAGTAATACTTACAGGAATATTAATGCCAGGTATTGTGCCAGTAATTACATGCTGGCCACCATAGATATTGCCACAGCCTTCTACACTAATTGTTTGACCTTTTACAAATATACCTGGGTTTGCTAATACTAATGTGGCTACATTGTTTTCTAATCCAGCTGCCACTACTGGTGCATCGTTAAACCATAAATATTGTTTTAATAAATCTTCTGCGGTTTGACAAACTTCTTCTACTGTTGCATCGGAGTAGAGAGAACCAATTCCGAGATTCGCTCGCAATTCTGCTTTTGTAACATAAACAGCGGCCATGCTCTACTCCTTTGCTAATAGCTCTCTGGGGCTAGGGCTACTAAACCCCAGAGATTACTGATTTACTTAATTAGGCCTTTGCGTACTTGATGATTCCGTAAGGCATTTTGGCGATTGTTGCCATGAATCCGTAAATTGCTACCTGTACTTGTAGGTTTGATACTACGTTAACAGACATAAATGCCTGAGGTGAGCGATATACAGTAAATGCTTCTGGTGCAAGAATTACAGCTGATCCATCATCAAATGTGGTCGCTGAGAAGTTCTTGTCTACATATAGATCAAGTCCTAATACATTTCCACGGATTGAAGAAGGTGCAACTTGTCCAGCTGCGTTCATTGGTTGAATTGCGTTGTAAATTGGGCGACCAGTTGTATCAGTAGCACCTAGTAGCGCTTGATACTGTGCTGGGTTGCCAATGTAATTCTGTGCAAAGTAACCAGTGTTCTTGTAAATTAATGATGCTGCCTCAGATGAGTAAGCAATAATTCCATCACTGTCAGCTGTTGTAGCTGATCCGTTTGTTCCTGCTGCTAACAATGCTGTTAATGCAGCTGTATCAATAGCTGTCAAATAAGCATTTTGTAATTGCTGTGTTAGCTCTGCATAAAAGCCAGGATACCCCGCCCTTTCCAGTAGCTCAACGCTGAGCGTATTCATGCCACTGTATTTTTGGACTGTTCCTGTAAGATAGACGGACTCCATCCCGACATTAGCAACTGCACCTGCTTCTGCCTCTACAGTTACTGAAGGTGCAACACCTGTACCACCAGCTGCGCTGGTCACAAGTGAAGGGACACTTATTGTCATACCAGTATTAGGTAAAACACCTTGTGAACATGCATCGATTGTAGGAGTACCAAAACGTGTGTTTGTTACAAACTCAGTTAGGTATTGTGTTGGATTAAATGCTGGGTTGGTTGAGAATGAATCATCTGCTGCTGCAATGTACAGTTTTGACTCATCTGATCCTAGTGCAGCCTTAATTTTGTGCTCTGTGTATGAAGCCATTGATGTAATTGGCGTACGTACAGTTGTTTGAATTAATGGTGCTGTAATTACTGGGCGAGCAGCTTCTACTGTAGGAGTAGCAGCCTCTGCCTTTGCTTCTT